TCTGATCATTCTTGAGTTTGAGCAATTCCGCCATTGCGTTGGCCGTACTGCGTTTGCCACCCATCCATAACCGATCCTGCAAGTCACCGAGCAGATTATCCGCGCCAAAGCGACGTTCATTATCCTGTTGCGCCCGGCTCATCGTCGGTGCCGCCAGCAAGGAATAAGGCGTCATTCCACCACCACCCCGGTTGGCATTGGCCAAATAGTCGTTACGATCCTTGAATCCAGCCGCCTGCGCCCGCGCATCCGCCGCTTGCGTCATCGGCGAAGTGTAATCTAGGAGTTTGCCCTCCTTGTCATAGGTGAACTGGCCACCCCCAGGAGCCGCCATGACTTTATTGCCGGTGTCCTTGTCGGTCACGCTGCTTAGAGCAGTAAACGAACCGCCCATCGGTTTGCCATCCGCCCGCACGACGGTGTCATCCGGATTTTGCAGGTACTGTCGGCTTTCCTGTTGGGTATCCGGGTTAGTACCCTGATCCTCCTTGAATACCGTACCACTGGCCGAGCCTTTCAGTGGGACGGGTGGCCCCATCAATGCCGCTTGTGGATCGAGGGCCGACGGAGATGGAGTGGATTGCGGCGATAAATTCGGCTTCGCGGGTTGCGCAATGTCCGGTTGTGCGGTGACGGGCTTGTCGATACCACCAACGACAATGGGATTTCCTTGTGCGTCACGGGTATACCGCGATACCGTGCGGGGCGGCGTGAGGACATCCGTTGCGGAATGTCCGGCGGTGAGGGGTGAAGATGCGGCTACCGCAGGCGGGAAATTACCCTGATCCTTGAAACGCATTCCCGATGGTTGTTGGGCGATACCGGGTATCAGATGACTCAGATGACTCAGACCCAAGGATGGATCATTTTCATATTGTTTGCCTAATTCCGCCAGGTCAGCAGATGCCTGATCTTTTTTTTTATCCGGCACACCGCCGGCCTCCGCGAACCCCAGTAAGACCTCGCCACCCTTGGCATACCCGGTCGCCTCCCGAACCTTGCGGTCAATATCCGCCGTGCGTCCGAGCAGGGCTTGCGCCCCCTGATAGACGGGTTCTCTCCTGGCCGGTGCGGGTTCCACCGGGGCGGGTTGCGCGATAACCGGCGGTGATTCCGCGCCGGCATAGCTTCCCTGCTTCATCGCCGCAATATCGGCCTGATTCTTCGCTACATTTGGATTAACGAACAGTCCACGGATGAAATTCACCAGGCCGCCCCCGGCAAAACCCTGTTCATCCCCTTCTCCGGCTTCCAGATTTTGCAGGATGGGATAGAGGTATTTCTCCACATCCTTTTGGGACACATGGCCCTGCTGTTGAAAGATCGTCACCAGGGGCGCTAGCGCCTCTTCGGACAAATCCTTGTCGATGACCGTTTCCCCAGGCGTGAGTTTAGCCTCCACCGTATCGCTAGGGGAAGGCTGACCACCGCCTTTACGGATGGCGGGTTGAGGGTTGCCCAGCAACACCATCGCTGGCGGTTGACGGGGTTTTGGGGTTCTGAGTGCGGGTGCTGTCATGGTCGTTTTCCGTGGAATTTATTTTGGGTGCGCGATGCGCAGCCCTCTATCTATTGTCAAACCGTCGTCTCGTCGTAATTATGCGACTCGCTCACGCTGGCGCTGGAAGAAATGCCCGCCGAACCCGACATGGAAGCGGAGGCGTGCATGGCCGCGCCATAGCCAGCCGCCAATTGCGCGGCCATCTGCCCAGCCGCTTCGACTGAACCCTGAATAATCTTGGCCTGTTCGATGAGTCGGGTCTGTGCCATATCGAATTCCTTCACGAGGATTTCATATTCTGCAATAGTCATCCGTGTCTGCGCTTCTTGCCCGCGCATCTTCAATTCTCCTTTTTGCGCGTTAAAGCTGGTTTCCGCCTGATACCGCGAGGTTTCCGCCTGGATCACCGTTCCCATTGCGCGCAGTTTATCGCCCGCGACCTGCGTAAGAGTTTCCACCTTGCTCCGCGCCGACTGCGATAATGCGCTGAACTTGTCGGTCGCCGCCTTCAGCGCACTGAGGCGAGCATTCAGATTTTCCACCTTCAGGTTAGCACGTAGTTTGACGGCATCCAGGGTCAATCCTTCTATCGTCTGGAACAGGCTGATTAATGCCTGTTCCAGGCTTATCCCATGCTGTACCGCCGCGCGTAGATTATCGACTTCCATTTGTGCGGCTTGCACGAGTAGATCTCGGTTGATGGCCCCGGCCTTGAGTTGATTGTTTTCGTTGATGGCATTGATCTGCGCGACCAACACCCCATTAGGCAGGGTAAAACCGCGCCCGGCGAAAGTGTCGAAGGCATTCTGCGTGGCTTCCAGCGCCGCCAGACTTTCCCGGCTCCGTGCCCGCTCGAATAATGCGGACTCGACGGCGGGTGGTAAGCCGGTTCCACCCATCAGCATCGCTTGTAACCGATTGCGCAGCGCTTCGATGGTCGGTGACGTATAGGAAGCGAAATCGGGCACCGTGATGTCGTCTATCGGGATGACCCATTGCGAGCCATCCTCCCACGCCGGTTCGACATACGCCGGGATATTTTCCACGGTAGTTACCAGTGCATCCAGCCGCGCCGGACTGACCACGCTGGCGGTCGGTACATCCAGCACCGGCGGGTTAATGTCGATAACGGGTGCCGTCGGGGGTGCCACCGAACCCACCTCGATATGATAATTGGATAACTCGGCCATCACCGCGTTGGCCGTCGCCAAGGCTTGATTGGTGCGGTTCTCCATCTGGTTCCAGGCATTCAGAACCATATCGTAGGGGCGATCGTAATAATTTGTGGGGTCTGCCATGGTTATTATCCTTTAATCAGATGATCAGGATGAGCACTTTGATAAATCCTAACGAGCCCTCGACAATACCTCAAACACTACCTGCAATCCCGTCGCTTTCCATGTCCCATAACCTTTCAATATGAATTTAAAAAACCGTGCCCGCAATCCCCTTGGCGTTACCGCCCTGGCGTTGGCCAGCGTGGCCTCGGATACCAGCGTGGAAAAATGCACCGTGATATTATTCTGATACTCTGCTGAGCGAATATTCACATCAAGCTGGTTTATTCCTGATCCGGTCACATAAATCGCTTGCAAGCGTTTCTCCAGGCTGGTATTCATCTGCGCATTATCATTGAATTCGCTGAAATCCGTCCATCCGGTTTCGATCCAGCCATTGATGGGTTGACCGTCGTCATTATCGCCATCCACCGCGAAAGCGCCGCTAGCGTCCAATCCGATAAAAGTCCCATCAACCGGTGCAATACTATTGAAATCCAGGGTATGCCGGGTCATGGCGAAGGTATCAAGGCTAGCGGTATAACCGATCATACTACCCCCACAAAGGTTGCGAAATGATTAGCCAGTTGTGCAAACCACGGATTACCCTTGGCTTGTAGATTATTGGTTCCTGGATTATCGCTGTATTGCAGAATATTCGCTTCACCCAGCGTATTCTGCGTGGTCCATAAATGAGCCAACCAGTTGGTATTCGGTTCCGGCGACGGGGTAAACCACTGCTCCATGCCCCAGTAAGGGTTATCGCTGGTCGCTTCGCGTATCCGGACTGGCGAATCGGCGTAGGCGCTCACCAGAATAACCTCCAGCGTCATTGAGGTTGTCGTTCGAGTCGATGATGGCGGCAGATCCGGTATTTCCCAGGCAAACGCCATGTCATCCAGATCATCGCATTTTTTCAACCATAGACCTTCGTCGGCCAGGTCCGAGCAGGGTCCCGGAATATAGCCTATTTCATAGCAACGCCTGCGGTCCGCTCTGCCGCACTCCGACAACCAGTCTGGCTGCCATATTGCCCTGAATCCGTAAGCGATCCAGGGATCACTGAGTTTTTTATAACTGTAGGATTCCGCGCGTGTCATTGCGGTGTAACCGTCCACTACCGCATAGTAATAACTGGCGCGGTCGCCGAAGGGAAACAGCACGGTGGAAGCCAGTCGGGGACCGTCAAACCTTTCGGTGACCGTTTTCATTAAAAAGGTCTTGACCCGAAAAAATGAACAAAACTGGATATTGTCGAGTTCATCGTTGGTGACGGTCTCGGTGTAGCCTATATCCTCGCCGGTGATCGTCGTCGTGTTCTGGCTGCCGCCGACTTCGCGCCGATCGTCCCGTTCCGAGGTATATAGCATTTTCGGGATGCCGCCCTCGGTTGTTGTCGCGGTCGTCCAACTGCCAATATACATGCACTCATCCGACTCACTGGTTGAGCTGGCAGCAACCGTTTTTGGCGAGCAGAAATACTTTACCCAATGCAAGGTTTCGTCGCGAAAGAATACCTGCACGGTGGTATCGCATTCCTGCGCCGGACTATTCAACGGATCCGGCACATTGGGATTGAAATCGAAACTCAGCAGTGCTCCAAGGGCCGGTTCAGGGAATTTCAACTGCACCTGAAACCCAGGCCGGGCGTTGTCCCATAAATTGCCTGTGCTGATCCGTGTCCGCATGGCGGTTCCGCTCGCCAGCGGCAGGCCCGTCATGCCATCCAGCAGGGTAAAGGCGGCCTGCGCTCCCCATTGGGACAATTCATCCACGACACGATTGAAGTCCAGTGCGGACAACCGTCTTAACTTCCACACCGCCGCGTTGTATTGCCTGGGGTAGAGCTTTTCCAGGGGGCGTAGCGCATCACGCAGACTCTTAATCGCCGCGACTGACCGCAAAGGCGCAGACATCACCCCGATGCGCAGACGAATGGCTTCATGAATGCCGACGATCACGCCATTGTCGCCGTAATCCCAGGCCGTGTTATGTGCCTCCCTACCGCTGGTTGAAAACGCCCAGCCCATTAACGAAGAATATGGTTGATAGTCATAAAAACCCGTTAGGGATTGTGCCGGCGCCAGACGCAAAATTTTTCCAGCCCGCACCCACGCCTCAAATTCATTGGGGTCGCCCGGAAATGCCTCGCCAGTAGGCAGACCGCCCAACTGTTCAATCACGGTTCGCGCCGCGCCATCGTTGAGGGTGATGAGCTTGTGGCGGAATAATTCAGCGGTTTTTCCGGTCGCCGTTGGCGTCGTATCGGGGTAAAGCGGCAGTGGCATCGCCACCACCCCGCGTGTCAGGCCGATTTCCACCAGCCACCACTGGTTGTCTTCCGCCCTGACCAATCCATGGGTGCGATAAAAGCGATAATCGTAGCGAATTTGCCGACCGTATTGAGCAACTTGTCGTTCGTAAGCGCTGGGAGGCGACGGTTTTACAAGCTTGACCTTGAGTTTGGGTATTAATTTCGCTTCGGCGTAAATCGACTTTCGGCCCGGCTTGCCGAAACCCATCAACGCCTGCACCCCTTTACGCAGGGTTCCGGTCCACAGCGTCGGTCTGAGATAGGCGTACTGGGTATAACGGTTAGGATCAAATGGGTTAATATCCGCTATGCCGACATAGGGTTCCACCGCCAGCTTGGCGCTCGCCTGCAATCCGGCCTGGTCTTTGGCGTTGAGCTTAAATAATCGGGCACACTCCGGTGTTGGTAGAAAATCGTTACAAATGGCTGTTCCAGTGGGTGTTGAATTCAACAGACCATTAGCCACCACCCCGGATAGGAAATCGGGCGTTTTCCAGTGTTCGGACACCCAATCGGGGACAGCCTGTTCAGACCCATCTGCCACAATTCGAATCGACGCCAATTCTCCCGCCACCACGACATAGCAATATGCCGAATCGGACAGACGCCGATGGCCGCGTAATATACCCAGTCGGTTGAAGCGCATCTGCTCCCGCACCTGCCCGAGCAATTGTTTGGCTGCAGGCAGGTATTGATGGGCCAGGGCGTTATCGCCCTCGTAAGCGACGTTGGGAAGGATGTTCATCGCCGTTATTACGACTCATCCACCACTTCCACTGCGCTTGGCAATACATAAAACGTGAACGTGAAATTTTGCGTAATGATGCCGGTCGTCTGATCCGGCGCGCTGGATGCCTGGGAGATAATCATTTTAGCCGGACGGTCGCCGACGGCAGTTGCGATCCATTTGCTACTCAGCTTTTTGCACAAGGCAAACAAAACTTTGCGGATGTCGCCCGTCGTGCCATTGGCCTCGTCTGCCGTCATCTCAGGAAATGAGGCAATCGGCACGGTGATATTCGTGCTATCCGCGCTCCAGGAAGGAATCCAGTTAGAGGGTGCTTTGTTAAATGACATGATGTTGCCTCGTTGATAAGCTTAAACCTGATCGAAATTACAAACGCTGTGCGATGCGTGCCATTTGAGGGTTGAAATTACCCTGACAGGGCGGCCCACACTCGGCGCTTATACCATCCAAAGTGGCCAGACGTTTGAGGTAAAAGGCTGATGCGGTCGGCTTGCACTGCATTGATGGAACCGTCCGGCATACCGATCACCCAGCCCTGGCTGGATAGCCATATGGCCAATGGTAGGTCGCCATTGTCCAATTCTCCGCCGAATTCATAATGGGGTATCACCCCGCTGCAACCTGCGAAAGGGACGGGCGCACTGGTGAGTTTCCTAGTCCATTCTTTTGGTGTCGTACCGGACAGGAAAATGACTTCATCCGTCGTACCGATGAACACACCACCGTCCACCGGCTCGATCATGGTGATACTGGAGCGGAATTCCATCCATCCATGCCGACTGTCGTTAATTCCGTAGCGCAATGCATCGGACCAATACAGCACATTTCCAGTGGCTGTCAGTAGCCGACCTCGCCAGGCTCTAATCAGTGTACCGGCAGGCATAGGCTGAGTGTTGCGGGCAGTCGCCAGGATTCCCAACCGGTCTTCTGAACCCAGTCGCTCTGTATCGCTACTTGGATTATTCGAACTCGGCTGTAATATCAAGACCCGATGGATTTGATCGCCGTTGGGTGGAGAAAGATGCAACACAGCCAATCGCGCATTGCTAGGATGGTCAGGCCAAGTCACGGTCACGTTGACGCCGCCACCTTCGCTAACCTCAACGAATTGCATCGGCGATAAAGCCCCCTCCATGTAAAACTCGTCCAAAAAGGAAACGGCAGCGGCATACTGTCCCGCCGCCAGGCCGCCTGTATTGGCTGCTGTCACGGTAATGACTGGAACCGGCAGGGTTATCACAACGGCTATCGTCACGCCCTGTTCAACGGTTACTTTCCATATACCCTCCCCATTGGAGCACCACACCGCGCCATCCATTTCCGTGTAGCTCATCCCGGGTTCGCCCACCTCAAGAATTTGTTCCAGCGTCAATTCGCCCTGATAAAGTTTTACCCGGCACAGCCAACCTGCCACCAGGCATAGACTAATTCCTGTCATGCGCGAGAAAAATAGCGAGTGCATCCCGGTTTGCGTGGTTAATCGTCGTTTACCGCTACGGCTTTCGACCTCGCCAGCGCGGTTCAATATCACGTCCTGCGCATCCCGACAAAAACCTTTAGCTAACGCCGTTTCCGGGCTCACATTGTCGATACCGCCCTTGAAACCCGGTATATTGATGGCTGTCATGCGGTGACCTCCTGCCGATACAAATCACCTTCTGCCTTTCTACGCCGCGTCAATCCGTCAATCACTTTGCCTCCCGCCTTGTTCCAAAGATTGAAGGCGTTAGCCGCCTCAATGGGTTTATGTTCACGATGGAATCTCAATACCGATGAGGATCGAAACGCCTTGAGTCCAATGTTATAGGCCATGGCGACCATGGCCGCGAACTGGTTTTCCGACGTTTCAGCGCCGCCCAGGCTTCGGGTAATGCCTTCCTCGAAAATAGCCAGATCCTGTCTTAGCGTCTGTTCGGCTTCCGCTGCGGTCATCGAGCCTCCTTTATGCACCTCTGGCCCAGTATGGCCATAGCCAATCGTCCATATCCCCACCGAATCCTGATAGGCAATTAATCGCAATCCCTCGAAATCCTTGATTAAATCAATCCCGGCCCGATTCGTCTTCATGCTTATCCTCGAACCACTGCCGCTCTGCCTACAGGCGACGGCCAATACAACAAAGGCCACGCCTGAATAAACTCTCGCTGGTTCCTAACTTTCGGGCCTCCCACGATGCCTGTGACGCTACTTGGCCCCAACCTTTGCGTTTGATGGGATACCCGCGCCGACATCCCATATTCCGTCTCGGAAAATCC